CGAACACAGCCCAGCCCTGTTTGTCAGACAACGTAGGTCGAATGACGTTACCCCACACGCTCGGTCTAAAGTCACCATATTCGTCCATGAAAACGCCATCAAAGCCTAGCCCACGCATTGCATCTGCATTGTCAGCGCCGAACAATCGAATCTTGCCGCCAGTTATAAGCTCAATGGTCAGTTCGGCCTCGTTAGATGACGCAAGCACAGGCGCAGCAAAGTGTTTGAGATAATCCCAAGCCACCGACTTAGCCTGGCTGCGAAACGGCGCAATGTATGCAAATAGCGGGTTTGTGCTTTTGCACATAAGTGCAGCCCGAACAATGTCGTTGATGGCTGCGACAGTCTTGCCTGCACCCTTCGGCGGTGGGCAACTAAACACGCCCACCGCTCACTCCTATCGTGAAAAGGTTTAAATGCCTGTCTAGGCGAATACGGCAGCGTTACTTCCCGTCTTGCCACTTGACCACCATTTCAATCGGGCCATTGTCAGCCCCAACGTGTTCCTGTCTGGCTAACTTGGGAACATGGTATTCAGCAACAGCCATAAAACAATCAAAGGCTGTCTTTGGGCCATGTCGCTCGTCCAACGCAATTGATTCTAGCCACCCTTGTAAAAGGTATGCATTACCATCAACGAACGCTGCAATTGCCTCTCTAGCCTTTGCTGTTGACTTGTTAGGTGTGCCAGGCGCTCTACCGCCAACCCTCTTTCTACTTTTAGCTACTTTAGCTTGTTCCATATCTTTCTCAATTGTCGTAGATTTAAGATATTTTAAGTTTAGCTTACTTATTACGTTCGCTGATATTCTTAGCTTTTGCCCTTGCATCTTCTTTGCTTGATGCGCCCCATGCTTTTAAGGCTAAGGCTAGCCTAGTGGGTTTTCCGTCTTTCTCCATTGGCCCTGACATATTACCCATTCGTGCAAGAAAACTGGCTCTGCGTGGGTTATCACCTGACTTGACTGGTGGTTTAAGGTTCATGCCCTCTGCTTTGGCACTCGCTCGACCCTTGGCATTTAGACCGCCAGCAGGGTTTTGTCCTTCTTTGCGTTGCCAAGCCGCTGTCATTTCTTCTCGTCTTTAGCTGTCTTAGCTGATTCTTTAAAGTCTTTAGCCGTAGGTGCGCCTGGATCGCCAGGCTTTCTCATCTTCTCACCGCTGCCGGCTTTGATGCGTTCTTGTTTTGCAAGAATATTGGCGTAGAGTCCGGCTTTCATTTTTGTGTCCTATTCATGTCTAGCAAAAGAACCGTGGGCTTTATTTCTAAACGCCATTAAATTTTGGGTTGCATCTTCAAGTTTATCAAATTGACCTATAAAAAAGCTAACCCCGTTACTCATGCATCTAGCCGTGTATTTTTTGGCTTTTTTACTGTAACTAATACCTTTAACGCCAGTTGTGTTTGTACTACGTTTCTTTTGATTCCACACGTTTTGAATCATTTGTGCTTCACGCAAATTGGCAATTTGATTGTTTTTAGGGTTTCCATCAATGTGGTCAACAATCTTAGGCAAATAACCGTGGTGCATCAAATAAATCAATCTGTGCGCTTTGTACGTTTTTCTTTTGAACCCAATACAAGCATATCCAAGCCTATCAACCCAACCAGATCGTTCTCGTAAAATGCCCGTACCTTTGGTTTTCCAATACAAATTGCCATCTTTGTATTCAAAATGCTTTTGCAATAATTCTTTTGTAAGAATAAAATTAGACTTATCCATTTCAACTCCTTAGCTGTTGTTTTGGTAGAACCCCATTAGCTTTGCCGAGCTTTTGGGGTTTATTTAAATGATTTGAGCTTGTACAGTGTACTGTCAATCAATCCTGCAATTTCATCAACAATGTTAGATAGTTCTGAATCTTGTGGCAACTCGGTTCGAATGTCTTTAACGAACGCTTTGATGCCTGTGATGTATTTAACAGGATCGGTAGCCAAGTGAAAGTCTTTGGGATACGCTTTGATGATCCCATAACAGCCTTGATAACTTTCTGCCCACTTATCGCCCAACTCGATGATTGTGTCGTAGTATTCATTTAGCGCAACGTGTTTAGCGTAGCTGTCGGTTTGCAAGTGCATGAAGTGTGCATTTGTCCCGCTGTGGAACAAGGTTGCAACGAAAACGGCAGGATAATCCATAGTGGCCTCACAAGGTAGCTATAACAATTGTACAACCGCCGCCTGATTTAATCACCCCCCTGCCTAATTCTATTTTGTCAAACTGGCTGTCATCGTCAAACACGCCTGCGTTACCTAGACTGTCTAGCAAACTTTTAAGTCTGTTATCCAAATCTTGCTTTCTACGGTCTTTAGGGAATATCGTAATAATGGCTTGTAGTTTGGCATCGCCAAAATATGGGATTTTGTTTAGTAAAACGTATTCTTTGACGGTTTGTTTGTAATCCCTTGCGGCTTTAGAAAGTATTGTTCTGCCGTGGAAATTGCGCCAGTAAGTGTTTACTGACGGTGGCAAGGGAAGTTGTAACGTGGCTAGCATTTAATCCCCACAAAAACAAGCTATGCCTTCTTCGTCTGGGTCAAATATTGTTTGTTGATCTGCCGCAAACTTAACCATACTTGCATAATTTGGGCGATCTTTGCGAAAAGTCGCACCGCTTGGCTTGGATGCCAATGCCAATGCCAATGCCTCCATTTTAACCCACCATGTCGCTCTTTTAGGGTTTTCTGCAATTAAAGTCGCAACCTGATTTAACGGTTTTAAAAAACATAAATCGCAATTGCCTGCCAAAGTTCTGCCTTTATAAGTTGGCAATTCAAGATTAAACGGCTGTGTATCCCAAAAATCGCTAATGTGTTGAACAGTTACGCCTGCCGTAAATAATGGGATTCTGCGCTTATCTTTTATTTTTGTAGCTCGTCTGTCCTCATCATATCTAAGCCCAATCCAAGATGCGTTTTCTAATTCTGATTTAGTGCAATCATCAAATAAACCAGAATGTTTAAGAAAACAAGCCATTGTGCGTATTTTTAACTCTGAAGTGCAAAACCTCGTAACTGGATTCGGAAGATATTGGCGTTTGCGTATAATTGCCTCAAAAGGCTCGCCATCTCTAGACGCTGTTTCATATGTCACTTCTTTGTACCTGTGTACTGGGTCTTCATGGTCTTGATATTCAATCCAATGTATTTTGACTCCCCAATTAACCGAACAATCGTTTACAAACTTTAAGGTGGCTTCTTCCTCTTTTCCTGTATTAGCAAAGCATACTATCGCTTGGTCAGGCAATCGCCCCCCCCCAACTTCTAAGACTTTCTTTAGCATATAAGCAGATGTTCTGCCTCCGCTAAAGCTAATGCACGTTGGCTCTGTTATTTCGTATGGGTTTAACATTTGATTAAATTGCGTTCAAATAACTCGCCAATCGTGCGTCGGTGCGCCATTTCCCAAAACTCTCTGCGTTGGTCTTTGCTCAGTTTATTGCCTTGATCGAGATTCATGTGGCAGCTAAAACATAGCGCCGCTACCCTGTAATCAGACGCTTTGATGCCTTTTCCCTTACCATCCGCTAACTGGTTACTATGCGCCGCAACCACCGTACCGTCCTCAATTTCGCAGAGTTGGCACGGAAGCTGGCGGCAAGCTACTAAGAGTTTGGGGTTTCGGTACATTTATGTTCTGCCCATTGTTGCAAGTCTACGACCACAATCTGCATATCCACAGCAACGTCAGCAGCAGCGTCAAATTGTCCTTTTAAGACAAGTTTGCGATATTGTCTGACAAGTGATGTGATTTTGATTAGGCTTTCTGAATAATCGATCATTGATGCCTCGCAAATTCTTTATGGTATTTGTTTCTTACTTCTGTTGCCACCAGTTCGGCTAATTCAATATCATCATAAATACCAAAATACTTTTCTTTTTTGTTAACTCTGACGCAAACCATCCATTTTTGCGTAACTTTGTGCCATTTAACATTTTTAATTTTTGATCGGCTATCTTTTCTTACTTTTGAATTGTATTGATTTTGCGAACAGGTTGATTCTCTTAAATTTTCAATTTTATTGTTTAACGCATTATTGTCAATATGGTCTACAAAGTTGGGCAAGTACCCGTGATACATCAAAAATATTGCTCTATGTTCGGCTATTGTTTTTTGTTTTATTTGAATATGCCAATAACGATGCCCTGTGCCTAAACTACCAGCTTTTTGATCTTTTTTTGCTCTGTAATTTCTATCTGAAATCCAATATAAACCACCATTTTTGTAATAAAAATTTTGATTTAACAATTCTTGAGTAATCATAATTCACCCCATCTAGGCAAAGTCATCACGGAAGTGCAGCAACAGGACGGTGATGAATCGTCTTTTCCCCCGCTAAAGGTAGTTGCTACGGTAATCTATTTTACCATTTTGTCTATTTGTCGATTGTTATATTGCTCAACTTTATATGATTCAAACCGCATCTTGGCACTTTCAAGCCGCCATTTAAGCGTTTCAGCCGTTTCTGTAGCTTCGCCTATAGCTTTACATAGGTTTTGGTATTCAGGACTTGCAAGGGCTTCTTTCTCTTGACCGCCAATTGTGGTTTCCTTTGATTTGCTCATCATAATTGCCCGTAGGCTGTGCTTGTATGCCTCCAGTTCAGCAACTCGACCTTTAGCTTGACCATAGATCGGTGCTGTGTTGTATATGTAATCAATTGCATCGTGCTGGTCTTTCACGTTCGTTCCCCAATGTCATAAAACCAATCGTCACCAGCTGACCATTTGCGTGACCCGTCTACTGTCCAGATGTGGCGTGATGCTTGAAAGTCAGGAAAGTCTGTTTTAGCCGGTATTAACGATTGGTCGTACCAAAGGCAACGGTTGTTTGGCTGCGCTGCAAATTGCCCATTATCTAACCGAATAAAGTTAAAACTTTTGTGTTCCTCTGCTTGTTCTGTAAATCCTGTGTCTAAGTTTTGCCCATCTGCACAAAAGTCTACGGTAAACAAGTATTTGCCAAAATGCCATTCTTTATCTTTGCCTAGGAATTTCACGCCAAGGTTACGCAAGCCAATTTTTTCATGGACTGTAAACCTGTAGCCCATGCAATCCCAAAGCTGTAGCGTGTCAATTTCTAAATGCCCATGTGAATCTGTATACCAAACATAAGCGTGTATAGGCAGTTTGTCGTAAAGCGCACCATAGTTCGGTAAAAGGCTTTCTATGCGGAATACTTGACCACGCAAGGCTTTAATGCTGACCCAAATAGCTGGTTCATATTCGCCATGCCCATGTTCAAAGTTATACAAATACTCTTTCCGCACAAAACATTTGATAGGCGGTAAGTTTCCGATGATGTAGCTCATATCAAATCCATTTGCTGTGGCATAACTTTCCATTCCCGTTCAGCACGGCCTGATTTACTTTGCACGTTGCGCCCAGTCAGCAGGATTTCATGGTTGCGTTCTAATTCACTAAGCCGCCTAGCAACCTGGTTGCCATCAAGTCCCGTAATCGTGGCTATACCGTCTTTACCCATTGCCCCATACTTGCATAAGGCTTGAATAATAATAATGGCGTGTTGAGCCGCTAAAGCCTTTGCAGAGTCGGCAGCAGCCCAACTGGTTGACGGATCGGTGTTTCTTGCAACTTGGTTCATTTTGTCACCTCATCAAATGCGTAGAGTGGTGTTGTGTGTTTATATCTGTTTACCTGTTGCTTGTTCCCAAACTTTATTGGCTTTTTCACGGGCTTTTTCTAATTTGCTATCAATTTCTTTCAACTCACGGGCTGCGGCGAGTGCTTTTCTTGCGGGTTCACCTCCGTCTTTTACCCGCACTCTGAGATTATTTGGATCATTGTGCGACACAACAACATTAACGTATTGCTCAAGCGCATCAATAATTAAATCAATTTTGTTCATGTCATTAACACCGATAAAAGTGGAAAGAAACCAAACACAAGCGCCAACATTAACAAGCCAACTACCCAAGCAATCGGTGGTATGCGTTCGTCAGCCCGTGTGTAGCGTGTTTGTTTACGCATTGTGCGAGTGGTGCGGCCTGTCCAGTTAGGATCGCCAAGGTCAGTCAAGAAAGGCCAGTTACGTTTATTCATCGCTGCCATCCTCCTCGTTTGCTGTCACGGTTTCAATGTGGTTAATGTCGATAAAGTGTGTGTACATCGGGCAGGCGCAAATCAACACATCGTCACGGTCAATCTTGATGTACGGTTCGCCGTTGCTGTCTGTTTTTACGCCATCGGCAAATTGATCCATAAGCTCTGCAATCTTTTTGTCGGTAAGCTCAAGGCTAAGTTCACGCATCAGCTGGCGCTTGCCTTCGTCTGTCATTTGAATGTATGAGTATTTCATTTTTTTACCCACACTTGATGAAAATTGAATTTGGCGTTAGTTACTCCGTGACGAACCCATATTTGTTTTTTGGTTGCAGCACGTTTTTCATTAAAAACAAAACGCGCTTGTTTGACAGATTTAATGGCGTTATCAAAACTTATTAACTCACCGTCAACAAAAAAAGTATATTTGTCAGCGCAATCTTGGCGAGCTATATCCTCTAAATCTGACTCAAACGACATCCAATCTGTAGAACGAAAATTAAGCGTGTTGCCGCTTTCAATAAATTTTATTTGGTATTTCATTTATGTACCTTTTATCGTGGTTAATGGTGCAATAAGGTAAAACGCTTAACTTGTTAGAGGGCTGACTCGCATACTACCGTGACCCTTTTCTACCCCAATGAGAACGGAGAACTACTTCTCGGCGGTGGTTTCCCGTTAAATCTAATAAACCTTACTGCATGACTAAATATTAAGCTATCTAAACAATCAACGCAAGCGTTATTTATAGGGACAAACCCTATGTTTTTCCATTATTTTTAATTTATTTGGATTTTTACAACAAAACGCCCCAATTAAGGGGCGGTCGATGGAACAAGGAGTGAACAACACCGACGATTTATTATAAGTTGTTTTTACGCTTGTAGAACGCTAGTAAATACTGAAAGCAATCCCATGCAGAGGCTAAATCATCCTCTGAATGTTCGATCAGTTTCACATCGCCTTCAGCAGTAAAGAACACGTTAGCGCATCTGGCTGTGGGCTTGCCAAGGCCGACACGGTAGGCAGCCAATTGCATCAGTTGTTCGTGATACGGCACAACCTTATCGAGCTTATCTTTGCTCTTAAAGTCGATCACGATGTTTTCAGCAATCAAATCAACTTTGCCGCCAAACCCTTCGTATGCAAACGAGCGTTCTGCCTCCCAAGTCTGGTCATGCCCAAAGTGAATTTTGATTGACGCATCCACTTGGTCAACATAAAACGGATAATCATCATGTTCGCCACGGTAAAAACGCTCTAATACGCCGTGCATTTGTGTGCCACGATCCATAGCGTCACGACCCGTAGACTTACTGTCGGTCATTACTCGCTCTAACCAGTTTTCCTCCGTTTCTCCATCAATGCGTGGCAACGTCAGCGCAGCTAGTAAGACCTGTTGTTGCAACCATGTATTTAACCCAGGCTTGGCAACCAATCCCAACACGGTTGTTACGCTAGGCTTTAGCCCAAGTTCTCGTGCGTCACGAACCGTTGTGTTGCGCTCTTTGCCGTTCTTGCCAATGATTTTGTACGCTGGTGAACCGTCAGCTGCGTACCAATGGCCTGATTCTGAATCTGCTGATTTAATAATCATTTTTGCACCTGTTTAGCTAATGTTTTAAGCATCTCGATTGCATCCTGTAGGTCTTGCATGGCTCTAGCGTCAAGAACCATACTTTCGTACCATTGCTGCAATCTCCAAGAAATAAGTATTGCTTCTTCAGTCTGGTTCATCAAAATGGGACTGTATCTTCAAAATCATCAAAAGGGACAATGTTGCCTTCTTTGATGGATCGATACGCATCTGACTTAGGTTTTGCAGGCACAGCTGGTGCATCTTCAGCAGTCCGACCACCAAGCATCTGCATTTGGTCAGCAACAACCTCAGTTGTGTACTGATCCACGCCATCTTTGTTCTGCCACTTGCGAGTAGTCATACGACCCGCTACAAAGACCTGTGAGCCTTTCTTTAGGTAGTCTGCACATATTCCTGCCAGTTTGCCAAAGGTCGTAATCCTGACCCATTCTGTTGTTTCCTTTGTTGCGGTCTTGTAACCAACAGCAATAGAAAAGTTGCAGATTGCGTTTGAGTCAGCGGTGTAACGTACTTCAGGGTCTTTGCCCAAGCGCCCAATGAACTCGCAGCGGTTAAGATCGTTTGCCATTATTGTTGTTCCCAGTTTGCTTTAAATTGATCGTATGCAGCTTTCAACGGAATCTGTTGCTCTTTAAGGCAAATAGTCCATGCTGCCCTAAATATGTCCTTCAGGCTTTCGTAACTGACCGCTGATGCCATTTGCGCTACGGTGTTGTCTAACTCTATGCCTTTGGGTTTCTCAACGACCTTAACTGGCGCTGATTTAACCGCTGAATTGCCGTCATCATCTTCAGACGCAATTCCCAACGCACTTTGTAAACTGTAGCGTTTTGCATACGAAATTGCTGAACCGTAACCTTGGGCATCTTGTTTGCTTGCAGGGATAAACAACGTGCCACAAGACAGCTGCTCACCAGATTCATGAATTAAAACTGTTTCGACTGCTACGCCACCGTCTGCCGTATGCAACATCTGCACAAAAGCTAAACCGTTAGCCGACAGAGCAGGTCGCACAGCGTCAATGACTGATGCCAGACTAGAGTATGCAGATTTAAAGTGGGGATTTTTACTATCTTTGGCTGCGTGTGACATTGCTGCCTGAGCCGTGACTAATGCTTTTGCTAGTTCTTTCATTTATGTACCTTTTATCGTTAATGGCGGGTATGCCATGACTAATATTAAGAAAGCTAAACACAGAAAGCAAGTGGAAAACTCACAATTAAAATATTTATTGAGTTTCTTTGACAACTAATGTTAAGACT